ATTTTTTCGCATATCGGCCTATAGTCGATATGGAGCTCACTGACCTTGGCGAACTGCTCGTTGCTGAGGTTGAACTCGTCGCGTACCCACTCAAGTTCGGGCAAGTTGTCGATCAACACCTCGTGCTGTGCTTGCGCCTTGTGAGATTTGACTACAAAGAATGAGGCTGCCCCGATGATTAGGGCAAGCATGAGGATGGCCACTCCGTAAATGGCGGACTTCTTCATGGTGCTTTCTCCTGAAGGAATGGGCTGATGGATTCGGCATAACTGATCCGAGCATCCTTGGTCGGCTGCGTGGTAGCAAATCCGAGCGATACACCGATGAGCACCGTTGCAATCACGCTCGCGACAGCCGGAGCCGGGCGCGTAAAGAAGGCGAGCACTCGACTCAGCTTCGCCCCAAACGACCGCTGCTCGGCATACGCGATACGGGTCCATACCTCACTCCTGAAACTTGTCGGCAGTGCCGGTTCATGCGCTGAGGCTTTGAGTAGTTTATCTATATCTTGGGAATTCATCTTTTTGTGGGCTAATTCGGGCTGAAATCCGACCGTTATTTAACGCTTGTTTCCGGGTGTGGCAACTGAAGAGCACAATGGGATTCCATCAGTAAAACTCCGGAAAGGCGGCAAACCCTTTAATTTTTATGCATGGGAGGAATAGGAGAGATCACACAAGGGATTGCCGAGCAGATGGTGTTGAACCGAACTGGCAGGATTCAACGAGCGTTCCACCGGCCACACCATACAGCTCGAAACTAAAAAGCAAAATAGTCATGAAGACAATTACCAAGGCCATTACTGCACTCTCAATGAGCATGAGTTTCAAGCACAACAAACACTTCAAACAACCAAAGTTCTTCATCATCGAGTACTGCAGTAGAAGTCAAAAAAGTAGCATCAATCAAGGCATATGGATTGCAATTTTCTCTTTCTCCTGCTGATACAAGGGTGCGAGCGGCGATTCCGTTAGAACTAGCACGGGTCAAACAACGAAAAAGCCCTGTGGTAACCCATGAGAGCGGAGCCTCCTCGTCCCACCAAATTCCGATGTTGTGCGTTCCTGGTGCGGGGTCTCCTATCGTGCCTACTTCTCCCCCTTCGATTGACTCTGGATTTTGGCTCCAGTTACGGAAGACGCATTGACTGCGGTTAGGTAAGATGAATGTACTGTTGGTAAATCCATTCTTGACGCTATACCGTACCGAAGCGACCCGGGTGTGGCCGATATTCTTGTATTCCGGGGGAAGGTAGTCAAATACCGCTGACTGCTGATTCTGTATTGAGTTAGCAGAATTTGCACAAAAACACCATATGACCGTCCCTGGGTTTGCGACCAGGGTTTGAACGACACGCTTAGCCGCTAGATTGGTTTTCGATGAACGATTGCCGCCCAGGAGAAGAACAAGGCTATGGGTCTCGAGTTGTTCATCGACCATTTTCCATTGCGGTAGCTCCGTACCGTAGTTGAATGGATCCTCACGCTCGCGTTCAATCGCGGCTTCACGCCGCTCCCAATAATCAAGGAGCCGCTTGGGACCCAGGGCGATCTGTTCCTCGTTTGAGGGGACCGTCAGTATTGGGTGCGGAGACCATTGCAAACTTGCCATTTACTTCTATTCTCCACATGAAAATGCAAAAGGAAAGGCGGTGACCGCAATCGGCAAGAATCGTCTCGTAAAGACTTTGCAATTGCGGAAATTTTTTCGTTTCAGATAATCGGTCCAAGGATCCGGCGGCCGAAAAATTTGACCCCCCTCCCCCCCACCTGTTTGGCAGGAATCGCATAAAGTATCTCATAAGTCGTTGATAATCAGTAGAAGGTACTTCGCATAATAATTTTTATGTCTAATCGCATGTCATAGTGGCGGGTTTTTGCTCAGACTTTTTGTATACTTGCACCATTAATACTTTGAATCTTTTACGCTTATCAAAAGCCAGTGGCACGGACGCAAATAACGCCCGTTCGCACGGGGACCTGGCCGTTACCCTTCCTCGAGAAGGAAACGGTCCAATTCGCTCGAGTGCCACCAATTAATCACCCAACCCACCATCGCTATGCCAACCAAGAAAAAACGAGTACAAATCATCCCCGACAACTTACCCGCACTAACAACGCCAGAGGAGACCTGCCCTTCCCTCTTCACGGGAACCAAGCTCGCCGAGAACGACCCGGAGAAGTACGGCAGGGTCGTTCAAAAGCTTGCGGAGGGTATGGGTATGGTTCGCATCGCAAAGCAGGAGAAGATTAGCCCTGCCACGGTTTCTGCCATCAGCAAGCGGGAGCATCAGACCGTCGATGCGGTCCAGTCGTTGACGAGCGGGCTTACCTCTTATGCGAGTCAAGCTTGCCTCGAGCGGATAATCCAAAAGCTCGATGCGGATGAAATGCCGGCGGGCGTGTTGCCTATTTGCTTTGGCATCCTTCGGGACAAAGAGCGGGCCGACCTGGGCCAAGCTAGCACCATCATCGAACACAAAAGAACGGTAACGATTGATGATGTGCGAGCCGACTTGGAGGCAATGAAGAAGGAGGCGATTGATGCTGAATAAGCAAGAAGTTATTGACCTACTGTTGTTGTATGCTAATTCGAAAACCTAACACCGTGTTATTGCCTGTTCCACCAGGCCATCGTGCTGCTGATCTTAAAATCCAGTCAGCATAACTATTATAATGTCCCCCTCTTACAACTAAGTTATCACCTGTGTTAGGGCCAACTGGATCAACAACAAAAGTTTCTTCATACCATGAAAAATTATGATAGTAAGTGCTTGTTACTTCTTCAACATTTCCATGCATATCGTAAAAGCCCCAAGCATTTGGTGGATAATAACCCACAGATCTTGTCTGCGCACCAACACCGCCTCCAAAATTAGCATCAGTTTTAGTAATTGTTTCACCTGTTGAATACGGAGGGTGTCGCCATGCACCATCTTTGTAAGTTTTTACTCCTGCCTTACAGGCATATTCCCATTGTGCTTCTGTAGGTAAAGTAAATGACCATCCATCGGGGATCATGGATTTAAAATTAGAATTTATGTCAGTAAAAAAATTGTCTCTTTCCCAAGAAGTTAAAGTCGTTCTTGGTTGATTCCAAACAGTCTCTCCTAGTGACTCGTCATGTACATAAGAACTATCATGTCCGACTGTATACTGAAGAAGTGTAGTTTCATACTTGGCTAAATAAAAGGGCTTAGTTAATTGGACTGTAATAACAGGGTCTTCAAATCCTATATTTTCTCCCATTCTAAAAGTGCCAGGTTCTACTAAAATAAAATCCATTGCTACAGAACCATTTAGTTGAATTTTAAGGGTCGCTGGAAGTTCAGAAAAGTCAGGAGATTCTAAGATCAACACTTTAAATGATTTTTCTACTGACAAATTACCATCATCCGATGCTTTGACTCGTATATCAAGGCTTTGGTAATTTTGATATTCAAACTGCGTTGCAGTACGAAGTGTGCCGTTAGTGTCCATAGTGAACATAGTGTTGTTTCCATCGCCAGCACCATTCGTAAGTTCGTATTGAAGTGTATCTCCATCAGGATCGATTGCTTGAAAATTTCCAACAATTATGCCACTAGCTTGTTTTTGCAGAACAGCTAAATTTCCTTCATGGTATAAGTTTGTAGGTACTTGATTTGATGAGTCTTGGGTATTGTCAGAAGAACTATTAGAGTTGCTTGAATTATCTGTTGTATTTTGGCTATCGCTACTATTGGAGTCACTAGAATTATCGGCTAAATTAAATTCAGACCACTTTTTAGTACTATTTCTATAAATATAAATTTTACCATCAGAAGAATTGTTAAACGAACCTGAAAAATAAATCCAATCATTGGTTACAGCATCATAAACCCAGGGGTACTGTTTATAGTATAGCCACTCGCCTGCACCTGATAGGGACAGAGCAAGTAGACTAATCGAAGATAAAAATAGCCTCATCCTGCCGATAGAAGCATCCTTAGAAAACCAAGTCAAGCTAGCACCATCATCGAACACAAGAAGGTGGTAACGCTTGATGATGTGCGGGCCGACCTGGAGGCGATGAAGAAGGAGGCGGTTGAGGTGAAGGTGGAAGACTTGTAAGCACGGGGCTTCGCTTGCTGCCTTGGCCCTTTTTGTGCTGACGCCCCTTTTAGCCAAGCCCGCCGCGCTTCGCACTTCATACTTATTAGCCACATCCGTGGCTTACTTGCTTGATTGGAAACCGACACGGAAGCCTATAAAGCTGATGCGGAAACCGGGGGTGATGCTGCCGCGCTCCGCCGAACGCAGGTGCGACCCGACGCCGTTCCAGGAACCACCCCGATTGACCCGAAGCGAGCCCGAAGCCGGACCCTCGGGATCAGTCTGGGCACCGGTAAGATAGGTCGCCCTCCAGTCGCTGACCCATTCCCACACATTTCCGTGCATGTCAAAAAAGCCCCATGGGTTGGCCGCATACTGTCCCACATCACGGGTTTGCTTAAAATCATTTCCTGAGGTCCCACCTCCGTCCCAATTATAATTAGCACGGGTGGAATTAATATCATTGCCCCACGAGTACGCCGTAGTCGTTCCTGCCCGGCAGGCATACTCCCATTGGGCTTCCGTGGGGAGAACATATTTCCAACCGTTGGGCAATCGACCCGCTTTCTTCTCCATTTCTGTAAGTTTCTTGCAAAACTCAACCGCATCGCTCCATGAAACATTCTCGACGGGACGATCCGCTCCCTTGAATCTGCTTGGATTATTTCCCATCACTCGTTCCCATTGAGCTTGGGTCACTTCGTACTTACCCAAGTAAAAACCCTTGGTGAGCGTGACTTGGTGTTGAATCTCGTCTTCATCCCGCTCCGCTTCGCTTAAAGGATTGCCCATCATGAAAGTCCCAGGCTTCACCCAAATCATGCTCAAGTTAAGGTCGGGTACGGTAAAGTTCTCACCGGGCTTAATTGCAAAAGAAGCCTCCTTTGGGGCCTCTTCCTGCACGGCCTCCTTTTGGGCTTCTTCCCCACACCCAACCATCATCAGACCAAGCAACATTGTAAATAGTAAACGTTTCATTTGCCGACGCTTAACAACCTAAGCTGAGGTTAGCAACATTCGATTTTCCCCCTTTGGAAACCCCCACGCTCTATAACGCTATAACGCTAATGTGGGCGTGTCCATAGTGGGAGGCCCCTTTAGGGGGCTCTCCCACCGTAACGCCGCCCCATGTTATGGGGGCATCGCTACGCTCTATTTTACAGATCCTCTGAAAAAGTCAAGGGCGTGACCGCAACTTTCTGCTTCTGACCGCAAAAGCATGGTGGATCTTACTTGAACGGATAGTCGGGATGTTCTGACATAGGAGCATCATCACCCTGTTCCCTGGGGTCATCCCAATCAATATTTGGGTATGGAATATCTCGTTTCATCCGCACCGCCTCATAATGATTTGCCGCCCTCTTTTCTTTGAGAACACGCTCATCAAGTTCAGCATTACGCCTCGGCTCTTTTCTTTGCATAGTCTTGTCCAAGCAAAACGCCAGGGCGACATGACGGGCATCATATAATGTTCTGTTGGTCGGATCCTTCTTCCCAACATCCTTCAATGCATCCCTTACGAAAGTATCAATATCGCCAGGGCTATAATCCAGATCACTCAAAATGCCACAAAACTTTTGGATCAACGCAAGCTCATGACCTGGCTGGATCCTTCGTGGCCTTCCCTGCGATCGGTCAAAATTCCGTAGAATTTTGTCCCGATCAACCCGAAGATTATCATTGGTGCTTTTGTCAATTCGAGTCTTTAGTTCCTTTCGCAACGCCGACTTTAAGTTCAACTCAATGAAATGCTTTACTGGCTCCAAGGGAAATGGCTTGGCAATACCGTCAACGAATCGCTTACCCGCATTTCTTTGAGCGGCCTCCTGGGACTTTTCCTTCACCCGTTGGAAACCAATTTCCTTCCGGGTGCATTGACCTTCAAGGTCGGCCAAGACTTCCAACCAACCCCGAAACGCAGTTGTCTTGCCGTACTCCTCAAGCAAGCGATCAAGTTCGCTCATCCGCTCGAGACGGCTTTTCTCCTTAATGTCTTCGGACTTCTTAAGTTGCTCCAACCATTTTTCGTTGTATCGCTCAAGTCGCTCGGCTTTTGATAAAGGCTTCCTTGGAACCATCACCGCCTTAGGTAGCTCTTTAATCGGTGTTTCATATTGTATATCAACAATTGGCGTTTCAATGAGTCTTGCCAAGTTCCGTCGATCTTCAAGCGAAGGGATGTTTATAGCCGCCGTAGACAATCCCATGCCGAATTTTCCAAGGGAATGAATGTGATGCACTAGTTCGTTCCGATTAGCAAGTGAAGCGACCCAACCTTCTTCTTTAAGCCTGGGACCAAGCTTGCTCATTACCTCTCTATACTCATCGTAAGCATTTTGCTTTTTATTAACCGGCTCTGGCTTATCCACCTTGAGCCGACGAGAGATAATGAAGTCGGCCTTTATCTCTTCAAGCTTTGTCTCACTAAGCATGGCAGGATACTTGAATCCTTTATCCTCCCGTCCAAAATCATTAAAGACAACCCAGTCTTTGGCGGCATCACCGTCAGCAATGTAAGCTATTTGCTCATTGAGCCAGTCTTTGACCACTTGGAAGGAATTGTACCACTTCTTCCTACCATCAAACCAATCGCAAATCTCATTAACCTCTTTGCTAGACATAAAGGTAGACTTCTTGGTCTCAATGATAGCTCGAATATACGGATAGTATTCTTGGAACAAAAGATCGCTTTTTTCAGCCTCACTTACGGCTTTGTCTACCTCACTTATGCATGTCGTATTAAGAGAAATACTTTCACCCAGGTATTTGTAACGAAATTTTCGACTGAAATACCTATGCTTGTCCGTTTTCGGTTTTTTCCACCAGGTAACATCAAATCCCTCATCCCTTTCGTGATCGTACGCAACCTCGTACCAACAATAAAGCTCGAGCCAGGGGACATAATTAATCAATGCGACCGAATGACGGTACATCATATTGAGCTTATCCCGATTTTCTTTGAAAAACTGAAGAGACTCACCAACCTCTGCGTGTGGCTCTGGAGAAAAAGCCTTTAGGGCTTTTTCATCTGCGAGCATCCACAACTCCGGGTTCTCGTCGTAATCTTTCTTTTGAATTGGAATAAAAGACTTCTTCTTTACAAAACCCCACTCGCCAGGATCAATCGGCGGCATTGTTTCATTAAGGAAGTACTCGCAAGCCAATCCCTTCCATGCATCAAAATCAGCCCCCTCTTTATCAATGTAAGTGGATATTACATACCAATGCATGACTGCCTGGTCGGCTAACTTCCGCAAGTCTCCATAAAACTCAGAAGTTGATTCAGTTAATTCAGTGTCGATCGGTGACCCTTCGACAAGACTAATGCCGTTTAGTATGTTCTTTAGTTCACCCGGGGTGGAAAGCTTTGCGGCGGCGGTAGTAGCTTTAAGCATCGTATTCATCATGGTCCTAAAAACACCGCTACCGTGAACGGTGTCTTCAGAAGGTACATCTAAAATTACGGCATTCGGATCAAGCGGGTAAAGATTGGATGGGTGAGCCCCTCCCGAATTGACTGCCCATGCATCAATTCTGGCAACCAGGTCAACTTTCTCTAATAGTTCGATGTAGTTTTTCGATTCCATATCGACAATATGTGCCGAATGTCCACATTTGTCAAGTTTTGGAATTGTAACAGTTCGATTTTTTTTCGTATCGCAAACCCGTATAAACAGTGAGCAAACGGCTTACTAGTCACTTTTTTTCAAACTTTTTTGCCCCAACGCCTTGAATTGTCTGGAATACTACTCTATGGTTGGAAACATGCAATCGTTACATAAATTATCGAATCGAAGTGATAAGCTACCGAACATACATGACCTTGTGTCCGCGAAGTATTTGGAAGAAATATTTCAAGTAACACACCGTACCATAAAACGATGGGAAGTCAAACATGGGTGGGAGCCAATTCGCATTAACAGTAAACTACTCCGCTATCATAAAAGTGAAGTAGAGGAAGCCCTTGGAGTTACCCTCGATCCACCCAGATGACTATTCAAGTAGACATAGGGGTGGACCCTGGTTGGAAAAGTGGCGGCTACACCATTTGCGTAGACGGTAAGCCCAAAAACATGGTCGCCTACAATCTAAACGACATTGGCGACTTCTTAGGACACCTCCATGAATACAAGGATCTTTCCAGGCGAATTATCCTCGAGGATATTCCGTTCTTTACCGGCCGCAACATCCCAGGATCCGCAGGAGTCAAGCTTGGCTATTCTGCCGGCATGATTGAGGGCATCGCCCTCGGCGAAAGGATTCCGTGCTACAAGGTGAAGCCAACGACCTGGATGAAGGGACTTTCTGGACTTAAAGGCAAAAGCTCGGCCGAAAGGAAAAGGACATTAAGGGGACATGCAACCCGTCTCTACCCGCAACTATCCCCTACCCTTCGCACGGCTGACGCAATCTTACTTACTCACCATTTCATTACTAATAAATCCTAACAAAAGGAAAAAATCATGGCTATACTAAGTCAAAATGCCGGCGGGCAAATACGCAGTTACGAAGTCCAAAAGCTATGCCCCGAGGGCGTTTACCCTGCCAGGTGCATTGACATTATGGATTCATTCGGAGTGGAAGAGCCATCCTACGATGACCCTTCCGTTAAAGTCAAAAAGGACAAGACTCGATTCTTGTTTTCGGTCAAAACCGCAAACGGCGTGGAGTTGGTCCAAACTTTTGAGTTTAACATCAGCGGAGCCCCCAAGTCTAACTTGGTTGCATTCATTCGCACCTGGCTTGGCAAAGCCCCTCCTCCTGCATTCGATACGAACAATCTTATTGGCGAAGTTTGCCAACTTTCGATTGCGAATCGTACCAGCAAGAAGGGAACTGCTTACGCCGCAGTCGGCTCAATAGCTCCTCTTATGGATCCATCGCAAGCACCTGCGGCTGATGCCATAGAGATTCCCGGTGGACCCAGGGCCGATGTTACCGTCGATCAAGGCGGTGTACATGTGGGTACGGTTGTCGTGTCAAAACCTTCTTCTCCCGAGGATGCCGGCAATGGCAGTACAAGTGGAAAGGATCCATTTTAATATGGCTCATTTCTACGATGGCAAAACAGGGGAGTCGCGTTTCGACGCGACTCCCTCCCAAGCCAAGGCTGAAGGGTTATTGTATAGCGTGAGCGAAATGTTCAAGCTTTTGGCAAAGCCCGGCCTCGAGGTTTGGAAGGATAACGAATTGGCGAAAGCCGCCTACAACGAGCCTCCCTACGAAGGCGAAGACATTAAGGACTTTACCAGGAGGATCAAAGCCGCCCGCTACCGTAATACCGGCGGTGCCGCTGAACTTGGAACCGCGATTCATGACGGAATTGAAACTGTCCTTCGCGGCGGTTCAGTCGATCAAATTGCCGAAGGCCTACGCAAGTATGTTGAGCCCGCCGCTACCTACTTCAAGGAAAAGGCATTTGCTGCCGATCACATTGAGAAGATAGTTGTGTCACTAGAACACGGATTCGCCGGAACCGCTGACTGCATCGGCCAATCCGAAGGCGGTATTCCATTTATTTTGGACTGGAAGTCGAAAAAAACGATTCCCGGCAAAACCGTTCAACCTTACCCCGAGAACCGTTGGCAATTGTCAGCATATGCGGTCGCCCACTACGGGGAAGACCGTGTTCTTAATAGGGAAATTTGGGGGTGCAATGCATTTATCAGCACAACTGAGTTTGGCGATGACGGGCTATCCAGATTCGAGGCCTTTTCATATGACCCCGAAACCATGGCCGAAGCCTGGGAGACCGCAAAGACCCTCTTCGACCTTCACCGCAAAGTTACTGGTTATGATCCACGCCAACGATGAGCAAAGGACCTCCAACGCCGATGGACGAGACGATCATCCTTGTGAAGAAGGGGGACAAATGGGAATGCCGTTACTGGAGCAGACCCATGGGGGCGATGCCTATTGGCCCGAGATTGGCGAGGAAGGATTCATTACCCCCGCTTGCGACTGTTGCTTCGACCCGAATGGAAGGTGTGGAGATTCAATCCATGTGGCAACAATGGCTCGATGCGAGGCCTCTGAGGAAATTCAAGAAACGATGAGTGATGATATATTAGACAGGGCTCGCACCGTCTGCAAAGACCGTGGCGAGGATTACGGCGACCCAACAACGGACTTCACCAAGATCGCCCGCCTATGGGATGTGGTATTCAGAACCGAAAAACCCATTACCCCCGAGCAAGTGGCCTTGGCGATGATTCTATTAAAAGTGGCTCGCATTACTCAAAATCCAGACTTCTACCATGCGGACTCAGTGCTTGATGTCGCCGGTTACGCAAATTGCCTCGAGAAAGTGGCAAACGATCGCGGATCCGACGAAACCGTTACCCTTGAAGAAATGAAGGATGCTTTCCCTGGAGAGGATCTATTTTAATGAAAGACGAGGAAATAAGGGAAACTGTCGCCAATCATACCGGCGGTGACGCTGAAATGTTTCGCGAGGGCTATAAGCGTTTTTGGAGAAAAAACATGCTTACCCCCAAAGACGGGGCCAAGGAGGACGGCTGCCCTCCTGGCACTACCAGATCAGACACACCCCGCTCCTTGATTTATGATGTTGATGACCCCGTCAACAAACGCCCGAAATTCGCTTTTTGGAAGCCAAAGCCCGAAGACCTAGATAGCAAATGAAAACAAAGCAATACCACCGCAAGCGAATTGCAAGCCGCCACAAGGCCCTCAATGGCATGAGAAGCAATGTCAAAGCCCCCTCCAACCAAGGCACACAGGGATAAAACGAAGCAAGTCTCCAAGTATCAATGCCGTGACAACAATAAATCCTGTCATAATATGATCATTACATTAGAAAACGAATGCTTTTTTTGCTACTTTCTTCTGCAAGCCTCTTGTTTACTGGCTTCTGTGCTTAAGAATATTCTTGACTTTTCGCGTCATATACCTTATTATTGTACCATGTTCGATATAAACCAAATCTATAGAAAGTGCCAAATGCCATCTACGATTGGTTAGAACAAAAAAGTAACAAATAGCAAAGAATATTTATCCCTAGTGGGGTAGCTACTGCTTTGCCCAAATTTATCAACAAATAGAGTCCAAATACATATGAAAAGAGTCCAAAATACTACAAGAAACAAAGCCGGTGACATCATCGTCTCAGTCGAGAAGATCGCTCGTACGGTTTTCCCATTTGCCTTCAATAATAACAAAGATCTTCCCCCTCCCACATGTAAGACTGTTAGACGAGCAATTTACAATCTTGCCCACAATTTTGACTTGTTCCCTAGCAATCTCAATCGTAGCGAAACAAAACGCAGAAAAGGCGAAACTCGCATCTCTGAAGTCG